CTTTCGCTTCCACAAAAAGTGATTTTTAGGCTTCAAGCCCCAAGAGAGTAAGCTATGGACAAACAAGAACAACTTAAGATTTTCGGATCCACCGACTACAAGGCCCTGACGGATGCCGAGAGGACGGTTTTCAAGCAGGTGGTGAACACGCTGTCGGAGACCGGGCTGTTCCATTTCGAGGACATCCCCGTCATCGCCGGCTATGCGCGGAACGTGGTGCTGGCCCGGATCGCGGCGAAGGACGTCCAGCGTCTGGGCACGGTCATCGAGTTCAAGGACCGGGGCTTCACCAAATACAAGACTAACCCGGCCGTGGACATCATGACGAAGGCGCAGAACGCCTACGAGACCACGGCCATCAAGCTCGGCCTCACGCCCACGGGACGCAAGCGCCTGAAGGGCGAGCAGAAGTCGAAGACAGCATCGGAGGCGTGGGATGAGCAGGATGACTAACTACGAGCGGGTCCAGGAGTGGTGCCGGCGGTCGCTCACCGGCGAGATCCCGACGTGCTTGATGGTCCGGAAGGCCATCGAGCGCTGGCAGGCCGACCTCAAGCGGTGCGACCTCTATTTCGACGAGAAGGCCTTCAACCGGTTCGTGCGCTTCGCCAGGGAGTTCCGGCACTTCAAGGGGCCCAAGGCCGGGGAGCATTTCCAGCCCGAGGACTGGCAGCTCTTCGTCATGGCCAATGTCATCGGCCTGAAGCGGGCGGACACGGGACTGCGCAAGTACACCTACGCGGACATCTACGTGCCCAGGAAGAACGGCAAGACCTTCCTGGCCGCCATCTTCGCGGCCTACTTCCTGCTCAAGGACGGGGAGGCCGGTCCGGAGGTCTATACGGCCGCCGTGGACCAGGCGCAGGCCCGCCTCTGCTACGACGCCTCCGCCGAGCTCATCCGCACCTCCATCTTCGCCGAGGACACCAAGCCCTACCAGTGGGGCATGAAGTCCCCGAAGAACGCTGGGGTGTTCAAGCCGCTGTCGAAGGACACCAAGAACAAGGACGGCCTGAACATCTACGCCGCCATCTGCGATGAGCGGCACGCCTGGCCCACTACGGAGATCTACGACGTCATCAAGACCGGCATGGGCGCCCGGTCGCAGCCGATGCTGCTGTCCATCTCCACGGCGGGCACGGACACCAGCAACCCTTATTTCGCCGACGTGGAGGTCTACAAGGACATCCTGCTCGGGCTGAAGGAGAAGGACAACCACTTCCTGATGCTCTTCTGCCCGGACGACGGAGACCGCTGGGACGATCCGCTCACCTGGGCGAAGGTAAACCCCAACCTCGGGATCTCCCTGAGCGAGGACTACATGAGGGCGGAGTGCAACGAGGCGAAGCTGCGCGGCGGCACATACCTGGTGGCCTTCCAGACGAAGAACCTCAACCTCTGGGTGAACGCTCCGGACACGTGGATCCAGGACGAGGACGTCCAGGCGAACAATGCCGACTTCGACCTCGAGCGGCTCCGTGGTGCGGACTGTTACGTCGGCCTCGACCTCGCGTCCAAGGGCGACATCTCTGCGGTCTGCCTCTTCTTCCCCCAGCACAACGTCGCGCGGTTCCTGTTCGTGGTGCCGGAGGCGAAGGTGGCCGAGCAGGAGGACCGGGTGGACTACCGGCTGTGGAGGGACCAGGGGTGGCTGACCGTCACGCCCGGCAAGGTGCTCGACGAGGACTGGTTCGTGGACTTCCTCATCCAGCAGCTGGCGCCCTTCTCCATCCGGTGCGTGGCCTACGACCCCTGGGCGATGTGGAACATCGTCCCGAAGCTGCGGAAGTACGAGAGCAAGCTGATGGCCTACCAGCAGAGCATCAAGTATATGTCCGTGCCGACGAAGTGGGTGGAGACGGAGGTCCTCGCCCACCGGCTGAACTTCCTCTTCAATCCGGTGATCCGGTGGATGTTCCGCAACGTCGTCATCTACGTGGATCCCAATGCCAATGTCAAGCTGGACAAGGGCAAGTCCCGCAACAAGATAGACGGCGTGGTCGCCCTGGTGGATGCGGTGGGCGGCTGGCTCACTAAGACCGCGAACAACAAGCAGCCCTACCACGACCACACCCTCCGCGTCATCGAGCTATGATCTGGATCCATCGTCTCGTAACCGAGTCGGGCTTCATTGAGGCCTTCTGGGAGCGTCTGCGCGAGCGCCGGCGGAAGGATCCCTCGGTCAGTCAGGAGGCGGTGTTTGAGGAATTGAACGAGGAGTACCGCGAGGTGTTCGGGGAGGACCGTTTCACCTCGTTCGACGCTTTCCGCAAGCGTCGGGACCGTGGAAATCCCAAATGATACCCATTTTCGGACATTTGTCCAGTGGAAATTAAGTGAACTTTACTTAATTTGCCCGCGTAATGGCAAGGCAAGTAAAGGAAAATAAAGGCCTTAAGGGCCGTATCCGCAGTTGGTTACTGGGCCCGGTGAGCTCATTCGGGGCTTATACCGGGGCCTACACCAACGGCATCGACGCAGGGGTGACGGTGAACGCCGACACGGCCCTGCGTTTTACGGCTGTATACGCGGCCATCAAGCTGCTCGCCGAGAACATCGCGGGCCTCCCGAAGTCCGTCCTGATCCGTGACGCAGACGGAGGGTACAAGGAGGCGAAGGACCACTCCGCCTACCAGGTGCTCTGTGTCCGTCCAAACGAATACACGGACCGCTTCACTTTCTGGTTCACCATCATCGGCTGGCTCCTGGGCCGTGGCAACGCCTTCGCCCTGAAGAAGTACGACGACAAGGGCAAGCTGCTGGCCATCCATCAGCTCCGTCCCGAATGGGTGACGGTCTTGTTCGTCAACGGCGAGAAGATGTACGTCGTCAAGACGAACGACCCGGACTTCGCTTTCCTCGACGGTACCTACCTGGACTTCGAGATCCTGCATTTCATGTTGTTCACCCTGAACGGCATCATCGGCATCGACCCGATCTCCTACAACGCGGCCGCCATCGGCGAGGGCATCGCCGCCCAGAAGTTCACTGCGGACTTCTACCGCACGGGCGGCGCCATCCGGGGAGTCCTGGAGACGGAGCAGGCCCTGGGCGAGGAAGACTACAAGCGCTTCCTGGAACGCTACAGGAAGACGGCCACGAACGGCAGCACTCCGCTGCTGGAGTACGGCATCAAGTACAAGGGCATCAACCTCAGTCCGGAGGCCACGCAGCTCATCCAGTCGAAGGTGTTCAGCATCGACGACATCGCGCGGATCTTCTGCATCCCGCCTCACATGCTGGCCGAGCTCTCCCACGCTACCTTCAGCAACATCGAGCAGCAGAATATCTTCTTCGGCGAGTATTCGCTGAGGCCGATCTGCAAGCGCATCGAGACCCAGCTGGAGCTGAAGCTCTTCTCCGACAAGGAGAGGGGCGATTATCACATCAAGTTCGACCTCAACGGTCTGATGCGCGGTGATGCGGCGGCCCGCGCTTCCTTCTACGAGAAGGGCATCAACGCCGGCTGGATGACGCCCAACGAGGCCCGCGAGTTCGAGGGCATGAAGCTCCTCGACGGTCTTGACAAGCCCCGCATCCCGCTCAATTACACAACTGTCGGCGACGACAAAAATAAGGAGGAATAACTATGCTTCCGAGACCAGTATTAAATCTCTGCCGTAGCAATGTCGCTACGATCAGCGCGCCGACAAAGGTGTCGGCCTCGAAGAACAGCATCATCATCTCCGGATCCGTCGTATGGTACAAGGACGGCGAGTGGGGTGTGGCTTACAAGAAGGATTCGGACACCGACTGGACCTACAAGGAGAGTAGCACCCAGTCCATCTACGCGACTCTTTCCAGCCTGACCGCGAGCACCAAGTACAACATCAAGCTGTACGTCAAGTTCGCCGGTGAGTACCAGTACGGTGAGTCCATCGACGTGACGACCTCCGCTTCCTAAACCATCGGAACTATGGACGAAATCAAGATCATCAGGAGATTCAACGACGCCCCGGAGATCCGGAAGGTGGACGAGGAGACGCGGACCATCGAGTTCGTGGCCTCGGACGGAAGCGTCGACTCCTACGGGACGATCCTCCCCGTGGACAAGTGGGATCTCAAACGGTACGAGAACAACGGCATCGTCGGCTACATGCACGACGTGTACGGAGAATCCTGGACGAAGTCTGCGGATCCGGACGACGTGATCGGTAAGGGCGTGGCCTTCATCGAGGAGGACAAGCTCATCGTCCGCATCACCTTCGAGCCGAAGGACCTGAACGAGCGAGCGGACAAGATCTTCCGTAAACTCCAGTTCGGCTCCCTCCATGCCGTGTCCGTCGGCTTCCGTGCAACCAAGAAGGGCCACATGGGAGACGAGGAGCGCGGGGAGGATCCGAAGGTCTACTACTACGCCGGGCAGGAGCTCCTTGAGGTCTCCGTCGTCAACATCCCCTCCAATGCCAACGCCCTGAAGCGTGCCCTCGAAGAGGAGCGCAAGGACTGGGTCGTGGAGGAAGAGAAAGAAAACAGAAAGCCGGACACGGAGGGCGACACCGTCCACGAGCCGGAACCTGATTATACATCAATAACCGCCAGGGCCCGCGCCCTTATGGCAAAAAACATCTAACAAAATGAGAAACTCTCACGAGATTTCCGCCGAACTCGAGACCCGTCTGGCCGAGTTCGAGGCCTGCCAGGAAGCCGCGCAGCGCAAGGACCTGGCAGAGAAGGTCGAAGAGCTCACCCGTGAGCTCAAGGACGCCCAGCTGAGTGAGGCCGCCCGCAAGGCGCAGGCCAATCAGCGCGTCCTCTCTCCCGCGGAGCAGAAGGAGCTGAAGCGCTTCTCCATCTCCAAGTTCCTGCGTCAGGCGCAGAACGGCAAATTTGACGGTATCGAGGAAGATATCGCCAAGGAAGGTGCAGAGGAGTTCAAGCGTGGCGGTCTCAACGCCGTCGAGAACGCCGTCTACCTGCCGAGCACGTTCCTGCGTTACTACTACACCAACGCCTCCGAGTCCGCCTACGGCCAGGCTTTCATCGAGCAGACCGGCCTCACCTACATCGGCAAGCTCCGGAACGCGACCCTCGGCAGCAAGCTGGGCGTCCGTTACCTGAACGACCTCAAGGGCAACATCGCCTTTGTCACCGGTGGTGCCGACGCTGCCTGGGTCGCTGAGGAAGGCACTGCGTCCAAGCAGAAGCCTGCGTACAGCAAGGTCGTCATGAGCCCGAAGCGCCTCCAGGTGCTGCAGGGTGTCACTTACGACCTCATGCACCAGTCCAGCAAGGCCCTCGACGACCTCATCCTGGACGACATGGTGAAGGCCCACGCCGTCGCCCTCGACGCCGCGATCTTCACCGGCTCCGGCTCCAGCGGTCAGCCTACCGGCGTCCTCTCTGCCGCCAACGTCAACTCCATCGCCATCGACACTAACGGCGGCCCTCTGACCTACGCTCTGCTCGTCCAGATGGAGACCGAGGTCGGTATCGACAACGGCCTGCTCGACGACACCCTCGCCTACGTGTCCAACGCGAAGGTCCAGGGCAAGCTCAAGACCATCCCGCAGATCGCCGGCTATCCGTACTACCTGATGAACGACGGCAAGGTGAACGGCTACCCGTTCTTCATGTCCAACGCCATCCCGAGCAACCTGACTAAGGGCAGCACCAGCAGCGCTTGCTCTGCTGCCATCTTCGGTAACTGGAGCGAGGTCATCGTCGGCAGCTGGGGCGGTCTCCAGATCATCGTGGATCCTTACACCGCCAAGGCCGAGGGCGTCCTCGAGATCTCCGCTGCCGCGTACCACGACGTGCTCGTCCGTACTCCGGTTGCCTTCTGCAAGATCGTCGACATCACCACCACCTAATCGCTGACTGAACCATGACCGAGAGGACTTACATTTCGATGCAGGCCAATGGGCTCCTCCAGGAGTTCAAGCGCCACATCCGCATGACCAGCGACGACCTCGACGCCGAGCTCCGCTCGAAGATGATGGCCGCCGTGATCAGCGCGGAGCACCACATCGGCAAGGTGATCCTCCGGTCCGAGTTCGTAACGACCAGGTCTTTCGCTTCCGCCGTTATCCTCAAGGTCCCGAACATCATCGTCCAGGGCCTTGAGGTCGACGGGGTGGCGGTGACGGGCTGGAAGCTCGTCGGTCGTGTCCTCACCCTCCCGCAGGGCGTCACCGGTGAAACGATGACCGTGACCTACGAGGCCGGGTACGAGTGCATTCCCGACGACATGAAGGCCGCGATCCTGATGCACGCCACGACACTCTTCAACAATCCGGCGGAT